ACTGTTCAGTATATAATACTTGATTTTTTAAATTTGTTGTAAATGAAATTATTTTTGTAGTGTTAGCTCTAATAGTTCTATTATCTTGCGGTTGTATTGAATCTATAGTTTTAATAACATCATTAACCATATCCAATAATATTATTAACTGTTCTAATAAATTATCACTTTTATTTTCTTGTTTATTCTGTGCTACTTGTTGTAGCACTGCTTTAAATAAAGTAGGTCCTACCATATTCAACGCTTTTCCGGCAGCTGAATTTTGAAAATTTTTCATCATAGTTAAAGCACTTGATCCTAAAACACCTGCTGCATTAGATGGATCTACTTTTTTAATTTGATCTACTGCATTTGATCCAGTAGGTATTTTTGTTCCAAGAGTTTTAAGATCTCCAAATTTTGCAGGACCGTTTGCTTCTTTCTTAGCAAATTGTGTGAGACCTTTAGTATCTAACTTTCTTTCACCTGTATTAGAAACAACATATCTTAAGTCTTCTGTTTTAATATTAAATTTTCCAGGATCTTTTGATATACCTAATGGTATATCTCTGCCTTCCTGACTTAAGCTTCCCGGTTTACCAGCGCTTGGAACAGTTCCAATAATATAAGGAATTTGTTTATCATCATCAATAAAAAAACCTAATACTCTAGATCCTTTTTGATATGCCGGCGTGGATCCAGCACCATTTAATGATGCAGATGTTACAGGAAAAATAGGTCTAGCGTATCTTAGTTCGCCATCTTTAAGTTGACTCTGATCTTCGAACAATCTTATCTTTGCTCTACCAGATTTTTCATCATCATTTTCTACATCAACTATTTCTGCCCAGAAATAATGCATTAAGTAGTTCCTTTATTATATCCACCTTTTGCTAACTCCATTACTGTAGTAGCTCTAGGATTTTCTGAACCCATTTTAATTGTATGTTTAAGATTAACTACCAACATATTTCCACCGATTGGATTACCAGAACTATATGTTGTCATGTCACCTACAGGCTGTGCTAATTCTGCACTAACACCTTTACCTACAGTACAATTAATTCCAGAATCCAACATTACTTGCACTGTACAAGATGGTCCATTTTTTATTTCTTGTATAAATCTTTGTTCATCTGCACTCTTCTCGGCCTGTACAGAATTTTTTTCTAATCTTTTATCATGAGGTATTAATGTTGTAGATCTTGGACCTGTTGAAGTATAAGTATCTCTTGTGTTATACTCACCGGCTTTTTTAGCTTCATTTGGATCTTTTGTTTTTCCTTCAGAGTATTTCGATTGTACAGTATCAAACGTACTAACTTTTGCAGATTTTCTTGCATTTAAAACATCTGTTATATCAAATCTAGATCCAGAATTAAATGAAGCACCTTCTTGAAATCCAATTATATTAGATCCTTGTGAAGCCATATCATTCCATTTTGCACCCATAGTTGGTTTATGAGTTAATTTTGCTTGTGGTTGTAACGTATCAAATAATTCTTCTAATGGTTTTAATATAAAATTACCATTGCTATCTTCAAAATAAGTATATGCACCTGTTTTATATTTGTCAGAAGCTAATCTAGTTCTTATTCCATGTATAGCATCAAATGGATTTAAATTTGATATTATATAAGGTTCATTTTCACCAATATAACCTTTACTTGCTGTTGAGTTTAGTGTCCCACCAAGTTTAAATTCTTCATTGATTTTTTTAATAGCATCAGTACCTGTTATATTTTTAAATGATTTTTGTACAGTTGTTGTTTTATTTTTAAAAAAGCTTTCACTAACTGCATTTAATTTAAATCCAGCATATCTTAAATTATTTGAATAGTTACCATTCTCTGGTGAAACTAATTTCATTTTAGTTTCATATACTTTTCCTGAACCTGTATCAAATACGATTCTTATATCTTCATTGCCTTGAAGTTTTAATTGTTTCATAATATTATTGTTATCAATAAATGTCATTTCAGCAGTTCTGAACGGCTGAAATATACTTTCACTTATAGAAAATTCAATTATATATGGTGCTAGATTTAAACCATTAATAGAAATTTGTCTTAATCTAGCTTCGCCTGGTGTTGGTAAAGACATATCTTACTCTAACATTTTTGTTCTTAATTGTTCCGCAACAGATAAAGCAAGATCAGCATTTATCAATCTAATAGTTTTATTTTTTTCGTTCTTACCTCTTTCATATTCATAACATGTTATAGGTATCCAATACACACTTTCAGAATCTGATATATTTTGAACTACTGTATTTGATGTACTAAATTGTGCAGATGTATTTGATGATTCACCAACAACATAGTAATTATTAGTTGTATATCCTGATGTGTTTTTTATGAATACAGTTGTACTATTAGAACTTATTACTTCACCTGTTCCATTAGCAGAATCATTATTTAAACTACTTTTTATATCAATCAATTCTCCATCAATAAAACTGTTTCCACTTACATAACTACTAACATTTAATTTAATTATTTTATTAGTATTAATAACCCAGTCTTCTTGTCTTCTAGTATAAGAAATAATAGTAGATCCAGTTGAATATACCGGCGCATAGTATTTTCTTAAGTCATAAGCTAAAGTATTTTCATAAAAGCTTTTGCTTATTTCGTCATCAGAATTGGCCCAATCTAATTTATAATGTTTTATCTTTTTTAAACTGTTCTCAAAGCTTCCATATTTTTCATTTATAAATGAATTAAAATCTTCTTCGGATAAGTACCACCCATAATATGGATCAACAATTCCATTTTGAAGAAGCACCATCCAATCATACGTTGGATCTTGATAATAAAATCCTGCAATCTGATCAGATCTTAAATTATTTTCTACATCATACTTGTAATAAAGATTTGTTTTTCTTTGTTCATTTTTACCAAAAGTTACTCTTTTAGTAATATCAACACAGTTTTTATTTGTATAGCTTATGTTTGGAAATTTGTTAAAATAATTTTCCATTTTTTATAACTTACCTTTTATTTACTGTTTGATATATTATTGGCATAAACAATATTCATACCAGAGTCAGGTTTTTGATATACTTTTCCAGGATAATTAGGATCTACTTTTCCTCTAAATCCTGGATCTAAGATAGGTCCGCTTGATGATTCGCCTGATGCATTACCGCCATTTTGAGTTTGACCAGAAATTCCTTGTTCATTTGATTCACTATAAAATGTTCTAGAAGATCCACCAGTAATCATATCACCGCGAGCAGAAATATTATAATCAAGAGTGTCGTATAAGCCAGGATTAAATTGAAAGTCATTATAAAAAGTATAAAATGTAAATGTAACTGGAATCTTTAAAAGATTATTTGTATCTGCCCAACTAACTGGCATATCACCAATCTGTATTGGAAACGCTTCTGTCATTACATATTTTGCAGTCAAAACTCCACCATCATCATAAACATATAACTCTAATGTTGAAGCATAATTCTCTTTATAATCAGTAATAAAAATATTATCTATTCCAGCTCTTGGATCTGTATTGAAAATTGATTCAATCCACAATTGAAGAAAATCATAATTTCTTCTTCTATTGTCAAAATATAAACTTAGAGTTATATCTCTAAATGAAGCATTGTAAGGTCTTTTTTCTGCAGGACCATAACCATATCTTCTAACTTCATGTGTGTTTAAAGCTACACCTGGTATACTAGCAGCATAACAAAAAAATTCAATATATCTATTTCCATCTAATATGGTTTTTAATGCTTCTGATTTTTGTGTCTGAGCTGTTAAAATATATGGCGGTGTTATAACAAGTCTAAACTTATTATTTTTAATAACACCACCTGCGTCTGTAACTCTAGATTTAAATTCGTCTATATTAAACCCCGGTGGTCTATTTCCTGTTACTAATGCCATTATACTTTACTCATTGAGTCTGACCATACCTTGTCTTTAGTAGATTTTGCAAATCTTTCAGTGGGTAACATAATAGCTTTATCCCAATCTAAAGGACTAACAAGTTTAAACCCGGACATAACATGGCTATAAAGATATTTCTTAACACAAGGTTTAAAGGATCTAAATCTACTGGCTCCTGATAGCATTTCATAATTTAATTGTAATTTCATTGTTTCATGCATACTATCATTATTTATTGTATCATATAAACGATCCATCAATATAGCTCTAGTTGTTGGCGGTATATAATGCAAATTGATTCCTAGGAATCCATCTGAATAGAAGTTGATAGGAAACACAAGCGGGAATCTATCATAATATGGAAGCGTCTGTTTATTTTTAGGATCGTAAAAAAACATATACATGCTTCCAATACTGGGTGAACCGGATATTCCAGTGTTCATCATTTTTATTGAGTTAATACTTTTAATATTGGAAGCTTGGTCTCTAAACCATTCCCTAGAGTCTAGTATATCTTTATTAGATACAAGACCTATCTGGTTTCCCATCTTTGCCAATTTTTGAAATATGTAAGCCATTATTTTATATTAAGCTCTTTTTCTGTTAGAATCATAAATTTCCAGTTTCTATCTTCACAAAACCTTTTAGCAGCATCCCATTTTGAACTATTTATTCCCCAAGTCATAACTTCATTAATATATCTTTTTGTCTTCTTTTGCTGTCGCTGTGGTTCCATTGTCTGTTTTAATGGTTTTATCTCAACAACAATAGTCTCAATAACACCATTCTTTGATTTCTTTTTAATATAAAAGTCTGGAAAATATCTATGTATTCTATTATCTATTGGAGATCTGTATGGTATAAAAAATTCTTCACTCCCCCATTCTATAATCTCTGGGTGTGAATCAACATAAAACATAAATTTGAGTTCCCAACCAGATCTATAAATAATATTGGTAGGATCACCTTTATATTTTTGCGGGAACTTTGGCTTGAAATATCCTTGATGTAACATAGAGATATTTATAGGAAAAAATAGATGTCAAATAATAACCAGACTAATCAGTCTTCTACAAACATTGTTAATAATAATAATGTACCTAGCGCTTCAAGTTCATTTGGTGCCAGATCTGGTATGAGACCCCAGGAAGTAATAGCTAGTAATAATGTAGAATCCTCAGGTCTTAGAAGATATCAATTTATTTCTGACAATCCAAAGTTCTATATGTGTATAGGTGTCCAAAAAT